AAAGGTCAGAGAACCGAGGATGGTGTTATACCTGACGAGTATGAAGAAGTAACAATCAGAGCTGACATGGATGGTAAGATGAAAGATTTTGATGTAGGTATTGAAGAAGATACAATTAAAGAAATTGTAGAAGAGACAACTAAAGAAGCGCCATCAATTAAAAAAGCAGGTGGTGGTATCGCAATGATGCTAGGAGAATAATGAAAGATTTATTAGCTACTATAGAATTGTATGATGACGATGATACACGAGTAGAATTAAAAAAAGGCACATTACCAAAAACAAGCCCAGTTAAAACTGATGTCTATAAGTTTCCTGTTAATACAGGTGGTGGAATGAGATTTGCAAAAACAAAAAGAGGTAATCAGTTTACAGAAAGCATGAAAACTTTAGATCAAATAAAAAAAATTAAAGACGCTAATCCAACATTTCGTCCTAAAGATTTTATAGCTGAAGGTACATTAAATAATCCAAAGATGGGAAAAGATTTTAAAGGAAAGTTATTAACAAGAGACGATATTAAAATAGCTAAAGAAGCAGGGTTAGAATTTCCTACAGGAAAAATAATTTTTAAACCAACTTCAAAATTAATATCAAATAAAAAATATATGAAGTTTATAAAAGACGCGCAAGGGGGATATATTGGTTTAGATAAATTAACAAATTTTTCTCACTTTGCTCCAAAATTAAAAAGTTATTTAGTATCCACCGCAAATACAGGCCCACTTAAAGCATCTGTTAACAGAGCTGCAGAAGGTTTTGATGCAGCTATATTAAAGATAGCACAAGAGCAAGAAAAATTAATTACAGAAAAACCAAAAGGTTATAAAAAATTATTGCTAGCTAAAAACAAAGAAGCAGCTGATACAGCTAAAAAATTTGAAAAACTATTACCAAAAGAATTAAAAGGCACGTTAGGTTATTTTGATGTTAGCGCTGATGGAAAGTTTAATTTAAAAGGTGTAGACAAATCTAAAACTTTTGCCGGAGCAAAAGGTGAAGAAAAATTTTATAAAAATATGTCAGCTTCAGAAAGAAAAGCTTTTGGAAAAGCTGAATTAGAAAAAATAAAAAACAATCCAAAGTTTAGAGCAAAGATACCTTTAGTTAATGATTTATTAGAAATGGCGGGAAGCATACCTGACGATATAAAAAGAGCAAAATATTTAAAAGCTGGTTTTAAAACTTTAGGTATTGCTGCTTCACCTTTAGTTATTTATGATACGTACAAAGCTTTTGAACAAGGTAAACCTGTATTAGAATCTTTAGAACAAGGTCTAATTGGTACAGATTTAATTGGCGGTACAAAAAGAATTTTTGCACTTACACCTGAAGAAAGAGAAGCAAGAAGTGTTGTTAAACAAGATGCATTAAAAGATTTAAATTTAGATATGCCCATGGGTTTTGGTTTTATCGAAGGCCCTACACCAAAAACAGATATGACTTTAGAACAAGCAAAAGCAAAAGCAGCAGCTGGAGAGGAAAGAGTTAAAGCATTAGAAACACAAAAAAATTTACAAAGAGCAACCGATAGAGCTAATTTTTTTGGTAACATTAGAGATAAAATATTTGGTGCACCACAAAGTGTATCTTTTGCAGGGGGTGGCATTGCAGGATTGTCTGGTGGCATAGATAAAGGTCCACAAAGAACATCAATGAACCCTGATTCACAGGGCTTGTCAGGCTTATTAAAACGTGTTAAGAAAGTATAGGAGTATTAAATGGCAGAAATAGACAAAGGACTCCCGAACACTAGAAACAAAGAAGAACTTCCTTCACAAGAAGAAATTCAAGACGTTGCTGTTCAGGAACCAGTAGAAGAAAAAAAACCAATCGAGGTTATTGAAGAAGAAGATGGTGGTGTAACTTTAGATTACGAACCAGGTGCAGTTAACATTCCTGGAACAGAAGCACATTTTGATAATTTAGCAGAACTTTTACCTGACGATGTTTTAGAGCCGATTGGTAATGAGATGACTCAAAATTACATGGATTACAAAGCTTCAAGAAAAGAATGGGAACAATCTTATATTACAGGATTAGATTTATTAGGTTTTAAATACGAGAATAGAACAGAACCGTTTCAAGGAGCTAGTGGTGCAACTCACCCAGTTCTTGCAGAAGCTGTTACACAGTTTCAAGCGCAAGCTTATAAAGAATTATTGCCATCAGATGGACCTGTAAGAACACAAGTTATAGGTATTAAAAATCCACAGACCGAACAACAATCACAACGTGTTAAAGATTTTATGAATTATTTAATTATGGATCAAATGAAAGAGTATGAATCAGAATTCGATTCTATGTTATTTCATTTACCATTAGCTGGATCAACATTTAAAAAAGTATACTACGATGTACCAATGGGTAGAGTTGTATCGAAGTTTGTACCAGCAGATGAATTAATCGTTCCGTATACTGCTACCTCATTAGAAGATGCGGAAGCGATTATTCATAAAGTAAAAATTTCAGAAAACGAATTACGAAAACAACAAGTTAATGGTTTCTATAGAGATGTAGAATTAGGTCCACCAGGCACAGACACAAATAATGAACTTGATAAAAAAGAACGTGAGTTAGATGGCACAAAAAAAACAGGTAGAAACGAACCCGTATATACTTTGTTAGAGTGTCATGTAAATTTAGACTTAGAAGGTTTTGAAGAAGTTGATTCTCAAAATGAGCCAACTGGAATAAAATTGCCCTACATAGTAACTGTAGAGGAAGGCAATAGAAAAGTTCTTTCGATTAGAAGGAACTATGCGCCCAATGATCTAAAGAAAAATAAAATCCAATATTTTGTCCACTTCAAGTTTCTGCCAGGACTAGGATTTTATGGCTTTGGA